CACTTTGACCTAAAAAGTTTTTAAAGCCTGAAGTATTACCGATTTCTACATTAGCACCATAGAGCTTAAGATCACCTGTGCCGTTGTCTGAAACGTAGCTGTGCGAACCATTGTGGAAAATCTGTAGATCAGAGCCAGCACCGAAGATAGCCTTGTCGTTGTCGCCGAAGGTCATATCGCCTGAAGTAACAAAGCCAGTACCAGTGATGGTTGTGCCTGTGATAGCACCAGCGCTTGAACCACCAATAGTTACACCATCAACCGTACCGCCGTTAATGTCAGCAGTATTAGCAACAAGGCTGTCAATGTTGGCTGTGCCGTCAATAAAGAGATCATTCCACTCTGCGCCGACTGCTCCTAAGTTATAGGTGTCGTCAGCAGAAGGGAGAAGGTTAGAAGCAATGTCTGCCGTAACGGTAACAGTGTCTGTAGCGGCGTTGCCCAGAACTGTATTGCCGTTGACAGTAAGCCCGTCAATAGTAACGGTGCCTGTGAATGTTGGGTTGTTTGCGTCTGACTTAGAGTTTACCGCCGTTGCGATATTATCAAACTCTGTTTCAAACTCTGTACCACGAATAATCTTACCTGAGTCACCAGATGGCAAGGAATCCTTCGCGGCAAAGTCAGTTGTCTTTGTATAATTGGTCATGGCTAAGTTTCCTCTTGCCTAATCTAAAACCAGAAAAAGAAAAGGGGCCATTGCTGACCCCGAAGGTTTATTAGGCAGGAACTGCCATGATGAAACCAGCTTCTGGACGGTATGCTTGAACGCCGTAGAGACAGTCAGCAGTGTACAGAGTTGAGAGGTACTCCTGCTTGTACTGAGTCTGTGAACGTACAGACAGTTGCTCTGCAAGAACTACAGCGTCCTTGTGGAACAACAGAGCAGCGCGCTTACCTGAAGCGATAGTTGCACAGTTGTTAGAGACATAAACGTCTACACCGTACAAGTTACCGATAAGGCCAGACTGAACCACTTGACCACCAACAAAGTCGGTAGACACATAACGCTCAATACCCATGATAGAGTTACGAGTAGAAGGAGGAATAACAAGACAACGATCTTCCATAGGTACGTTGTTGTCATCCATCTTCTGGATCATGTCACGGAAGAAGCCATCATCGAACGCAGTGTTGGCTGGGAGAGCCTGTCCTGTGAACGCAGTAGTAGTGCCGTTGTTGTTAAAGAAGGCCGCACTGTTCTGATAGCTAGTCGCAGTTGGAGAAAGAGTCATTGTTCCGTCACCGAAGCCAGTAGCTACAGCGTGGAGGTCAGTATCAATCTTAGTAGCAAGAGCATAACCAGCATCTTCAGTATAGAACTGACGGAGGCTGTTAAGTGCTTGTACTTCTACGATGTCTTCAATCAGACGTGAGTACTCGAAGTGACGGTTAACGTCGATTGCAAGTTCACTTTCAGTGTTAGCAATGATGTTAACAGCGGCGTTCTCAGCCTTTACACTTGCATCAGCACGAGTAGGCTTAGGGATGTGAAGCTTGTCGCCCTTCTTGCCTGTCATTGAAAGCTTCTTTACAAGAGGAACCATCTTAAGGTTCTTCTGGTATGCGGCAATGATTTCATCACTCCAGATTTCTGGAATAAAAGTTGCCGCTTCAGTTTTGCCAGTAATACCCGTGGCGCCGGGATATGGTACAGTAGCCATGTTAATCTCCTAGATTATTTTACACGACCCTCTGAGTATGCTTGTAGAATTTCCTCTGACAAAGCTTGGTATCTCTCGGGGTCTGTTCTCATTAGTTTAATAATGTCGGCCCTGCGATATACTTTTTTACGGGTTGTTTCTGCACTGCCTCGTGCGTTACCTGTATTGGCTGCCCTTATCTGTTGCTTACGTGCCTGTTTTTCAACTTTGGCAGTTTGCTCTGTTACAACTTTCCGTTCTTTCCAGAGTGAGAAAAGTTCATCAGCAGAGTCAGCATCATACTGCTGGTCAGCGGCTACAAATAACTGAGTCCTAATTTTAGAAGCTTTGATCCATTCTGCAAACTTGGGATCACCAAGAATGTCTTGCATATCTGGATGCTTATTACTAAGCTCCGCAAGAGCAGACTGTTTCTTATAGTTAGAAGAATACGCCTCGGCTTCTTTAATCTTAGGATGATTCTCAATAGCACGATTAACTGCGCCTTGAGGGTCCGTAAAATAGTCAATATCGTCTTCAGGCTCAACAGTTTGTGGTTGAGGTGCTGATTGTTGTGTCTGCGTAGAAATATAATCATCTACGACTTTACGAAGTTCTCCTACCTCACCTGACTGACGACCTAAAAGCTTTTCAGCTTCTTGGTGCATCTGTACAACTTCTTCCAAAGACTTGCCTTGGTATTTATCAGGTAGTGCAGCTTCTTCTTGAGGTTGCTCAACTTCTACTTCTTGTTGAATCTCGTTAACTTCGTTGGTTTCGATCTCGTCCACGTTGTCCTCTTCAGGCTGTGGATCAATCATCATTGCTCTAGACATTATTAAACTCCGTGATTATAATCATTATGGAGATGTTTATTTATTACCTGCTTTTTCGTGTTCCCTAACCCATTTCATGTGCGCTCCGGGGAATGAACCATCGGAACCATTAAGGTGAAAAGACGGGGCAGATACCATTCTTGTAGCGTTAGCACCACAACCGCACCTACTGGTTGTAGTACCTGACGTTACAAATTCTTCAAAGACATGTCCGTTAGTACAACGGAAGTCATATATTTTATACATCTACAGGATCTTCTTCTTCAGCTTCAGCTTGGTCTCTGGCAGCTTCAATAGTACCTTGTAGATTAATAACAGTTGCAAAAGCAGCTACTTGACCTTTACGATAATATAAATCTTCTTGGTCTTTTACTGTTTGTATATCTGCTAACTGCGTTGCGTTATTAGAAAGCTCTTGTACGAGTTGTTTAAAACCTTCACTATTGAAGAGTTCATTATAATTATTAAAATAGGTTTCAAGCTCGGTTGTCATAGTTTCCTCTAATGTTGTAACTATAGTTATAGTATATCATACTTTTAAACAAAAGTCAAGCGTTTCTTGTATTTTTTCTTCTACGTCCTGACGCTGTTACTTACCCTTTGGCTTCTTTACTTTTTTCTTTTTACCACCGTATGCATTTCCGTATCCCATGTTACTCTCCTTACTTTTTACCTTTGTGGACTTTCTGAACTTCAAAGTTAGCTGCCTTAGAAGCTCCTTTGTGTGGCTTGTAACCGTCTGCTGGATCTTTCATTAGCTTGTAGTTACTACCTCTTTTCATCCAGTGATGGCCTTTAGGTGCATTAACTTTCATTTCTTAGGCATCCTAACTTCTTTACCGTCTTGAAAGTAACGAATACCTTTGCTTGTTCCACGAATATCTACACTACGGCTCATGTCGGCTACAGGTAAACCTTTACCTCTTTTCAAATCTACGTTAGCTGCAGTATAATTGCCATCGTTTGATTTTGACATACCTGCTGCAGTTACTCCAGAACCGACTGCCGCCCCTTTAGTTTGTTGAGTGCGTCTATCTGCTTTAGTTCTTTTTTTACCTACAGTAATACCGTCGTTTTTAGATTTCCGACCGGGAGTGTTTTTATTTACTCCTTGTAATTTGTCTAAAGCATCATCTAATTGTCGTTCTGCTTTTTTAACCTGTGAAGCAACTTTTTGAACGGCTTTACGCCCTGTTTTAGCATCTCTAGCTGCTTTAGCTATTCTTGCTGCCATAGTTATCTCCTTACCATTTTTTACACGACCAGTATCGTGCTGTTAGTTTACTGGGTGGGTTTGTGTCACACTTGTGACGCGCTCTGAACGACTTACGACGTGCAGGTTGATCTTTCTTAATCGTCATGTTCTGATCGCCAAAACGTATAGTCTTAACGGTATCACCTTCCTTGGCAACAACTACAAACTTCTTAGTCTTGTGACTAGGCGTCCGCTTTGGCTTGTTGTACCCGCTTACTCCTGCTCGTGCTAGTCTTGGGTCCGCTTTTTTGTTTGGCATTTAAAGCCTCCAATTGCTCTTTAAGTTCTTGTATCTCTACCTTTAAAGGCTCTAACATTGTTTCTACTCGTGAAAAAAGTAGTTGTACTTCTTGTTGCGTTAGCATGTTTTATCCTTAGTTATAAGGGAACCATTCACCAAACTTACGAACGTATATAAATATAACTGTCGTGTCTGGTGTGTTGATTGTTATCGTTGTACTTCCAAACTCGTCTATGTTGTATTGAGCAACATTAAAAAAAGAAGAAGAAGACGTAATGTTAATGTCACCGATTATTTTAACAGTGTTAGCTGTAGTCAGCTTTACCATCACCGTTTCACGATCTTTAGGTGTCGGGTTTAATACTATGTCTACGTCAGCACTGCACCGCAGTATTTCAGTTCCAGAAGTAGTATGACTACCCGAAACCTCATAAGCTTTTGCTATACCTAAGTCTGCTCTTGATTGTGGTATATAACTCATTAGATTGCCAACCACTCACTAAATTCTTGAATGTAAATAAGATGAAGTGTAGTATCGTCCTGCTCTACAGAGATAGTACCTTCTCCAAACTCTCCAACGGTATACTTAGCTATGTCATAGTAAGACATATTGACAATGTTAATTTCTCCTACAATACTAATTTTATCGTCTGTACGACAATTAACAATAACAGTTTCACGATCTTGTGCATGTTGTCTTAGGTTAATCACAACACTAGAAGTAACTTTAAGGATTTCAGAGCCACCGGTTGTATGGTTAGCAGTAACAACCTTAGCCCTAGCGTTCTTTAGGTCTGCTCGACTAGCCAAGCTACCCATAGATATGTTGTAAACATTAGCAGGCTTTTTTGTATCCTCTGAAAGCTCCTTAACGGACCCTGCATCAACTTCTTCGCCATTGGTTAGGGTAAGTACTAGGTGTCCGTCAAAGTCCACTGTAGCGTCTTCTACGCCTACTCCTGCGGCTCCGTCAGCACCATCAATACCATCAGTACCGTCTTTACCATCCTTACCGTCCTTACCGCTATCTCCTTTGTCTCCTTTAGCGCCTTGCTCACCAGTAGGACCGGCAACACCTGTGTCACCTTTATCGCCCTGTTCTCCACGGATAGCTTCTACTGACTGTATCTTAGACAGTAGTTTATCGTAAATGGCTGTGAGTTTTAAGTCCACGTTCATTCTTGATTAAGACGCTGCATTAGCATTTGTTCAGCTTCACGGGTTTCGTTGTTTCTTGTCTCCTGTTGTTTGCTGCCTTGCTCTTTTGTTTTTACTTCGCGTTCTTTAAGTAATGTTTCTGCTACGCGCATACGACGCTCAAACTCTCTATCATCTTGGTCACCTTCTTTAAGATTTCTAGTGATAGCATTGATCTTGTCAATTTCAAGCTCTTGCGGAACAACCTGAGCTTCTGCTGCCAACTTAGCGGCTCGTGCCTGTGACTCTTGAGCCTGAGCAGACAGTGCTTGAGTTTGTGATTGCTGGAACTGCATCTGCAACTGTTGTACTTGTTGTTGCATTTGCTGTGCTTGGGGGTTAGGCTGTGATGCTTGTGCCAACGCTGCAAGTAGTTCTTCACGGTTAGACAAGTTCATATTGTCAATAACAGATTGTATTAATGTATTATACAACGGTGAGTCTTTGCCCATAGTCTGAAGTAACTGTACTAGCTGTGTTACTTCATACTCTCTTGCAATAATACCCAAAGTACTACTAGCGTTAAATTTATAATCAGCCACGGGGTAATTTTCGGGGTCAAATTGCATATACCTATAAGCTGCTTTCTTAACAAACGGAATCAAGAAAGATTGTTGGAAGTTAATTAGTGTGCGTTTATGACGTTTAATAATAGCGCCAAGAGACATACTAATGCCAGCGGCAGTACTCTCGCCGTTAACCTGACCTGCAATTCCTGCTGAGTCAACGGCTCCTGTTGCTTGTTGTACCATCTGCTGCAAGGCTCCGGCCTGAGCAAAAGTGATTTGATTAACTTGACCAAAGTTAAAGGGTTGCAGTACTTCACGAGGATCTCCGTTAGTTAGTATCATCTTTCCGGGACGTACTTCAGGCTTGGCACCTCTTGGTAGTCTTGTTGCATCAATCGCCATCATTGGGTGGATTGTTAGGCTTAACGCATCAATACGAGCGCGTAGCTCTGTGTCAAGTGCTTTCTGACTGTTATAGCCTTTCTCACAAACACCACGACCCCAGAAGCGTCCGGGTACTACATCCCAAGGAAACGCTACAACAGGACGGTCTTCCATCATGTATGGGTTAGCTTCTGCTTTCAGTAACGTACCACCATTAGCGATCACTACAACGGCCTCTACGTACTTTGAGTCTGGCCCTTCCTCTTCTACCAGCTCTTCTGTATCGTCGCTCACAGCCTCATTTAGAAGCTCTCGTGGCACTAATCCATAGTACTTAGTAAGACGTACCTTATCATCGTTGTACATTGTAAGGTCTTGGTCAGGCTCTAAGTCCGTATCAGGAGCAGCATTACCGACATACGTGTCACGATAAACACCCTGCTCTTGTAGTAGTTCTACTTGGTGTTTGCTTACAAACTCATCAATAGCTACACCCATAGCATCTTCAACAGACGTTGCTACAGGGTCGATTAAGAAGTTCTGAGGCAGTACTGGCTTAAGTTTAACAACAACGCGCTCAGTAATATTAACACCTACCGCTTGAAGATCACCTCCCATAACAGGTTGAGTAGCAGGAACCATCTCTTTCATTTCTTCAATAACAATCTCACCAATGCCTGTACCAAACACTGCTGAGTTAATTAAGCATTCTGCAACGGCCTTACGTACCATGCAGTTTTCAAAGTCTTCTGTAAGTTTGTTACGAAGGAACTGTACGTCTTGCTTGTCCGTATCACCAAAGTTATCACTAACATCAAACCACTTACCACGTCCAAACGTAGCCTCTTCTAGTTCCGCTACATTAGACTCAACTGCCTGTTGAAGTGCAGGAGAAATAATACGGGAACGCTCAGACCCACGCTCACTGTCAGCAGGATTCCATTGACCACGCCATAATCTATAATACTCTTCAAATTTCTGTTCATAATTGCTTTCGTAGTTATCTCTCCAGTCTTCACATTTAGTTATAACCCAATCTTCTAAGGATTCTTGAATCATCAGTGGGTCTGCTTCGTATAAATCAGTCATATTAGTATCCTGCTACTACGTCTAAGATTTCGTGGTCTTCGATTTCATAATCGTAGTCGTAAGCCACATTAGCTACTTGGTCTATGTAAGCTAGAGCATCTACCAAGTCATCGTGAGTTAATGGATCAGGAAACTGAAACAGTTGGTCTAAGAATCTACTGTTCCATTCGCCTTTGTTTAATGTTATAAAGTTGTTTTCAAATCGTCCTTGCAATGCCCACATAACACGATCAGTTTTCTTTTTGTTACCGTGGGTTAACTCTTCTACTCTAAAGAACAAACCATAGCGTTTTTGCATATCAAGTAACGGAGACATTACTGCTTGTTTTGCAATACCTCTTTCGATACCCACACTAACGGGACGGTAATCTCTAACAGCCTGAAATATCTTGGCCGCTGTTTCGTCAAGACTCCATCGTCCATAAATAATATTATCAACAAACCAGCCATGCTCACTAACTTTAACGACGGCAATAGCTGTGTCATCAAGCTTTGAATTCTTGGTACGTTTCTTGTTGACTTCTTCAAAACCAGCCAAGTCAACTGCAATGTAATAGTCTCCTATTTCTGGCTCATCTTCACCAAACGTAACCCAATCTTCCTTGAACATTTCTGACCCACGCGCTTCAAAAGACGCCATAAACTCTTGGCGAAACGCATAAGAAGACATAGACTTTTTTGCCATGTCAATTTCATCAGGGTCCAACAACGGGTTATCATACGACGTAAAGTGCCATGCTTTGTAGGTCGGATCATCATCTATCTCCGCGTATTTGTACAATTCATAAAAGTGGTTTCTGCCCATTGGTGTCCCAATAAACATAGCACAGCCTTTTTGGTCAGCTAACGCAGGTCTCAGGATCTGTTCAAATACGTCAGGCTTCATGTCTGCGTACTCATCTAGAACAAGAAACTTTAACGACACCCCACGCATTGTCTCTGGTCTATCAGCCCCTTTGAGGCTAATGGTTGCTCCGTTGACCAACTTGATTTGTAAATTATTGATGTGGCTACCA